GTACCAATCATCCAAACGCGAGTTCATATCTGCTACTGTGTATGCAAATTCTCCTGCAGGAGTAGGATAAAAATCCATCATGTCTTGGCCCATGGTGTCATTTACAAAGTGAGCGTCAACCAAGTTGTTAAAGATTCGTAATTCAAAGTCCCAAAGTGCAGCGCCCACAACATCAAAATCCTGGCTGTCCATGTCCAACACAGATAGATCTGTGCCGTTCAATATGTGCCGCGAGCCATCATGACCAATTAATTCACCAGCCACCACTTCTACTTGAGTTGGCTTAAAGAAACCCAACTTAACAGCACTGTAGGGAACGTTGCTGACTTGGGTGTAATCATACCAATGGATATCCAAAGTTGCTGGTAAATTTGCTCCAGTTACCAAGGTTAAATCTTGCCCATCAATAGTATAGTCAATACCCACAGTTAATGGTCGTTGCACAGATTTATTTAATCCTGCATCCCATTCAGTTAACCATGCTTGTACATGGTTTTGAGTGTTTCCGTATTGGTTACGTGTTTGTGGTAAAGGGAATACCAATCTGGTAGTTGAATGTGGCCATGACTGTGTTTGCCCTTGGTTATAATATAGCATATCACTGTGTGCATACTTGAATGTTTCATTCTTACCGATATTAATATCACTCAATGCACGGTCAACCAAAGCCTGTACTGTATTCCAGCTTTCAGTCTTCCATAGTTGATGCACTTTATTCTTGAAAAATTGCTTGAAGTCTGTATAGTCTTTGCTAAACGACTTCAATGCGCGAATTGGGTTGATGTCTTCTTGATCCAATAGGTAGTGTACCTTCTTGGTTTCGAAGATCTGTTGGCGAATTAATCCATCATAAGTGTGTTGACGTAGTGTTTTGTGGTAATTGTTGGTGCCTGTGACATCACCATCAAATCCTGGTAGTGCGCCAAGTTGACGGCGGAAGTGGTTAACCAAGTCATCATAGCCAGCTGTGGTGAATGGTTTATTTTCACTGTTGTAGAAGTGAACTGGTGCCACATCATAAACTACATTTGTCAACTCTGCATCAGCAACATAGCTCAATTCCACAACATCGTTTGGTGTGAGATCAGCTGTGACAGTAATTTGTGTTCCACTAAATGTAAAATCCACTCCATCCACCAGCCGCTGGCCATTTTTAATTACGCTGTAACGATTATGGTTGATATCTGTCATGTGTATTTCACCGAAGATAGAATGGTCATCAGCTCTGCGATAAATTATGGTATCAAATTTGTAGGCTGAGTCTACACTGAACGTTTTTACTGCGTCAAAACTTGTACTAAACGTGATGTCAGAATCAATATTGCCAAACGGGTCAACTATTTCTAGATTTCTAGGCGAGGTTGATGTAAGCATATTAAAAGTATATTCTGTATCGTACTTGAAAATAAATTCTGGATTTTCATAGCCGATATAAGTACGGTCAATATAGCTGTGGTCATACCAACGGTATGAATTATCCGCAGTTTCCACCACAGTAAATTCAGTGGGTTGGCTAACAGCGTTGGTACCCAATTCAAATACAATATTATTGACACCGTCAGCAACTTGTGTCTGTATAATAGGCACACGTTGTCCGCCACGGATGTTGCTCCAACCATTGTGATATCCATCGTCTACCCAATTGTGGTAGTAATATAATCCACGGATTTCTTCACCTGTTACCACAGTTACATCTTTGCTGTAACGAGTATTGTTTAACACCCATTCAAAATTGTAATTATTAAACGAGCCTGCATCTGTAAAGTCTGGCTTAAAGCCTAATTCACGATCGTATGTACTTGCCATGCCAACAGTATAACCAAACACTTTATCTCCAGTAAAATCAGTATTTGCAAACTCACTTAGTGATGTGTTATTGTCATCGTATAATTCAAAAAGGGCGGCTGCGCCACGAGTATCTTTGGTTTGACCTGCAGACCAAGCGTTGCCATTATAGCAGTAAATATAACCAAGTTCAGCACCATTGCCTACAATGACATATTCGCCAGCGTTATATGTGTTGTGCTGTGTGAGCGTAATACTGGATCCCACACCACCGACAATATGTGCATCGGGGTAATATACACCACTTTGGCCTGTGTCAGTGGATGTGACTAATACAATGTCACCATTCTCTACAGAATTAAATTCGTCAATAGCATAAGTTGAAACCCCAGTGGTCATTTCGTTAGCTTGATCACCAGTGATTGCGTATTCAACCACTTCAACATATGATTTATTGCTCATATAAAGTTCAATGTTTGCATTGAATTCTACAATTGGACGGTCAGCACGAGTAAACGTGTTACCATATACTTCCAATTCCAAATTATTGTATTCTGCTGCAATACGTAACGCATGAATGGAGAACCAGCTGTTGGTTCTGGCCCATGGGTTTTTATCACTTGCCCAACGTTCCATAACATTATATGTTTTATTTAAAGAATAGTTGTCGTTGGCCAGCGTTGGGTTGTGTGAATGTAAGTCCCATCCTGCGGTTGGGGTAAGGTAGTATGGTGTGATATTTGGGAAAACATCTACGCCATTTTCATCTACCAATTCAACAAGTTTAATTCCGCCTGACCCACCAACATTTTCCACTGAGTAGACTGCATTTACGTTGTAATCGCCGCTGGTGCTGCTTACATATGGACCGGTGAATTTAATACGCAATCCTGAAACAAACTCTACACTTTTATAGTCTGCTGACGTTGGTGTTGTATATTGTGATACTTTTGTAATATCATCAATGTCAATAGGTGCACTCACTGGCGGTGTGAAATCAATTAATGGGATGTCACCTTCCAACCAGTAATAATTACGAAAGTTGGTAAACATGTCTGCGTTAATGGGTAAATCTAAAACGTAGCCTTGTTCACTAAACAAACGGTCATGGTTGTTGACATCAGCGCCCAAGCTTTCCAGACGGTTGAGCCAGTTAATGTATGATGTTGTTTGTTGTGTTTCACCTGCAAGACGACTGACAACACCAGGTTGAAATTGATAGTTTAATCTGGTTGCAGAATGCTCTGGCTGAAATAATTCATTATCAGGGTTGTAATTGCGGCCTGCCAGACGACCCCAATAGGCGTCAATGCTTTGTGTGCTGCCACTGCTGAGTAATTGGTTTACTGTTGCACCAAAGAAGTTTTGGATAGACTCTGTACGATTGACAGCGGGTAAAAAATCACTGTAATCTTGAAAGTCCTGGTCCAAATTTACTTCTGTGCTTGTAGTAAAATTCTTTGCGTCTGTTGGTCGAGCTGTGTAATCTATAGCCATCAATTTACCTTAATGAGTTTAATGAGTCGACAATGTCGATATCTGTTAGTGTTACGTCTGGAATGAATAATTCGTTACTCTCTGGAGTAATCTGGAATAAGTCTCCAAATACGCTTGTGGTTTGCACTGGTGTAATAACCACGCTGCTGATAATTCCTGGTAGCTGTTGGTGAATGTATGCACTCAATTCTGTGAAGTAAAATACTTCACCAAAATCCCAATTGTCAATATCAAAGAATTTGTTAATTGCAATCAAGGCTCTGGATTTAATTTCGTTGTTGGTAAGTGTTGTACCTGTTACTTTCACGATCTGAAATCTGCCTTGTAATTCAACGTCTGCTAATTCACCAAACAACACTTTATAAAATGCTGGGCGGTAAACAATGGAGTCACTAATGGCCTTCTTGTTAGCAATGTCCTCAAACTGTGTTTCCAATTCTATTGAAGTTGGCGGCAACGGCTGGGTCGAAGCTAGACGGCTATCTGCTATCCACTCACGGTATTTAGTATCGTAATTTTGGTTAAGAACGAAGATGTCAATGATATTTGACAGGCTGGGATCAATTCTATAATCACTTGTGCTGATGCGCTTCCAAACAAATGTCAAATCTTCACGGCCCAATGTAGTTGTGCCTGTGTCGCTACGAGCTACATATGAATAGCCATCTTCTGTTACAGTGCCTAATTTAATTTGGTCACCAGCAACTAATGTACGGAATGCCAATGGATCATCAGGGTAATTGTCGTTATCAATGTCAGCTAAAGTTACAATTACTTTTCTGTCATCAGTGTAACCATCTGGTCCTGTGAAATAACTGTGAGTATAAAACGGTAACTCTTGCCCAATTGGATATACACTTCCACCAGGTTTAGTGTTGATCTTGCTGACCATGATCCGGTCGCGATCTGGTTTATTGGTGTCAGTATTAAACCGCCGTCTGCCGTTCTGATTATAAAATCTAATACGACTATCGCTGCCGAACACAAAACGTTGGCGGCGGCTGATAAATCTCCATGCATCTGCCGTGTATTGCACACGAACGATCCATGATTGATCTGCGTTACTGCTACTGTTATCACCAGCGTTGGTAAAGCTGAAGTTATCAGGATTGTTGCTGCTTTCTGTGGGCAAATCACCAGCTGTGATAATCTTCCACTCGCCAAGTGAATCATCGTAACGCAATCCAAATGTGTTTGAATTTTCTAATTCTGTAAGGATTAATTCTTTCTCAGCGGCAGTAAAATTGGTAGAGTATGCTGGGAAAATACGAGAAACTCTGGCTGTGTTGGGGATACTCTTGTTGAGAATAATAGCACCTTGACCACGACTAGTCAATCCAGTGGGAAGACCGTTGCTGTCATTAATACCTTGCCCATTATTTACAATGTCTACCACTCGTGCCCAGCTACGTGATGCGGTTGTGGCTGTGGCTGTAGCCACCGCATTTAATCCACCACCACCTGAAATCACAACTGATACAGGATTCTGATAGCCTGTGCCGCCGTCGGTTAGTGTAATAGCTGCTAGTTGGCCTCCGCTTACTGTTGCAGTGGCTGTGGCACCTGAACCTGTACCATTAATTGTTACTGTGGGAGGACTAGTAAACCCACTGCCTGCGTTGATAATAGAAAGTGACGCGCCAGTAACACCTAACGTGCCTGCGTTGTACGGAGTTTCAATGAACTCTACAATAGCACCTGGTGCAGCTTTGTCAATGTCATTTGCAGCGTTGTATCCAGTTTTTTGGATCTCACTGTTGAGTGTCAGGTATCCTGTTGATCCACGGTAACCAGATGTAATTTGCTGCCACTCATAACTACCAGCAACTGTGGTGAAGTCAACATCAGTAACATTATATTTGGTATAAAATAGATTACCAATCTCAGGATTTTTAATTAAGTCTGCAAGGAAGCGCTCATATATTTGTTCACTTGACAATGGTGTAGGCAGCACCAAATTTGATCTATATGTGATACCTTCACTATAAATGTAACCGTCGTCACTGAGGATATCAACATTTTGATATGTACCTGTGGGGTCACGCGGTTTAATAAAGCGGCTGTGACCGGTGTATGTGCGGTTTACAGCTTTGATTTTTTGTACATTCTCACTAACTGTAAGTGGGTAAACGGAATAATCGCTGGCTGTAATCATACGATCCTGTGTGGCAAAAACCCGACCGGCATTGTTTTTGATGCTGGTCACACTTTCCTGTGAGCTGGCATTTGTAACTGGTTCTTGTAACTCACATGTAAACGTCACAGTATATGTGTTGCCTGCACCTGCTTTATTGTCATGGTTATTAGTGTAAGTGTATCCAAAGGTCACTGTGGCTATATCATCCGGATCAAGTGTGTATGTTTGATTTACACCTGTGCGATACCAAATACGGATAATACCACGTGGGATTTCACTGAATACACCGTCACCAAATTGGATATTGACATTGTCGTTATCCATGGTTTTAACCGTGTACAGTTTGCGATTGTCCTGACGAATGTTATTAAACACTGTGTTGGCACCAAAGCCACTGTCAATTTTTGTCCATGTATCTTGAATCTCACCAGCTGTGTTAATTTCCTGCACCCATATATCACTGTCATTCACGTTGTTGGTTGCCAAGTCTACAACCAGATTGGAAATAGCACTGGAGGCGTTGATGTCTGTAAATTGCAAATTACCTTGCTTGAATCCCACAAAGAAACCAGTGTCTGCGCTACCAATGCCTTGTCCGTCATTCTTGTAAACAACATCAAAGCTTTTGTTTTGATCTGGCGCAGATTCTATAAGCACATTGGCTGAGTTGTCAATTTCAACTCCGTGTATTTCAAAGTTATTACGGTTACTATTGACGTTGCCGCTGACACCAAATACTACGTTATGTCCTGTTTCAATGCTGGTAGAATAAATGTCATGCTTGATATTGCCAATACGTGAGCTATCGGTTGGGCGACCAAATTTATTGACATTGTCCAATACTTCATTCATAATTAATAGAAAGTTTTGGTAGTTGTCTTCAAAATCAACTGTTGTGTTTTTAAGTGTAACACCATTGATGTCATACACATCTTGTGTTGTACGGATACCTGTGACTTTCAATTGGCCACGGGCTGGTTGATGACGGCTGGGAGTGTAACCTAAAAAGTCAGCAATGCGCAAGACGCTGGCACGTCTTTCTGCTGTACTCAGGAAGTTTTCTCGACCAGTTTGGTCAATTCTAAATGCCAAGCTGTGAGCAAGGAATGATAGTGTTTCAATCAGTGCTACGAACTCAGAGCTTTGGATCCAGTCATTGTAGTTTTCCGGAAACTGTTGCTGAATATAATCCACCAAAGCTGCACGGATGGAATCGTAATCGTATGCTTGGAAGTTTGCTTGTTTAAAGCTGTCATAAACAACACGATAGTCTTCTGCTGCGAATAAATTTCGTTGACGTACACCCTGGCTCATTTGTTATTCTCCTTCTTCATTTTACGTTCTGCCCACCATAATTTCATTGCAGTACGGTGTGCATCTGACGTTGGTCCTGTCTTTCCATGGCGAGGGTTTTTGGTTCCGCTTTTAGATTTTGACATTTTGTCCTTTGTTTTATCACTATGTGTTAGGCCTGTATGAGATTGTGACATTTTGTCTTTTGTTTCGTCACTATGTATCCGCGCTTTGCTGCTGATCGATATCTTTTGTTTTGTTTGTTCTGTATGTTTCATTCCTGTATGAATTTCTGATAATTGCTGCTTTTGTTTTTCAGACATTTTTCGACCCGTATGGGCTTTTGAAATTTTAGCTTTGGCTTCGTCTGTATGTTCCCAACCTGATACTCCTTCGCCACCTTCTGTTAAATTTGATAATGTACCTGTGTTTATGTTTATACGACCGTAATGTAATATTAATTCAATTTCTTTCTCAAATGCAGTATTTTCGTTTAGTGTTTCAAATACTTTAACAAATAACGGCGCTAGTCCCTGCTCAATTAGTTTACGTGTTTTTCCAGCACGAATATTATTTTGCACTTTTCTTCCGTCAATCAGTCTATAGGCTTCGTTAACATGGTCATTGTAGCGGGATCGACGAGAATTTCCTTTACCAACATAATATACATTGTTAGTTTCTGGGTGCCTTAATTCGTAAACATAATGTCTAATTGATTGTGCCATGTGTTAAATCTCTTCTGTGCCAGTGTATTCTAATACCAATTGTTCTTGACTCAAGTCAGGAACGTAACTTAATTGAACAGTGATGACCAGACTGTGATCCACTGCTGAAATGTCGTAATCTATCAGGCTCCAACGGGGATCCAAATCAATAATTGCGCGGACGTCTTCATCCGCAGTGTCAATTGTTAATTGGTCCAGCTGCTCGAACACTAACTCAGGCAAAATACTGCCGAATTCTGGTTCGCCCAATCGCTCGCCGCGGCGAGTATAAAAGTGGTTTAATAGATCACGAATGGCCAGCGCCTTGTCTTCCAAGACGTTGGTGCCTGTTCGTTTTCCGTGTGATGAGTAGCCTACAAATGTTACCATATTAGTATTTATGTGTATGAAAAGTGGGTTTCTGGGTTGACTGTTTTAACGTTATACGCTATATATAACAAGTAAGCAAAACAGGAATTTATAATGTACCGTGAAGAATTACTAGCTGCTCTGAGCCCAACTACTGTATACCCTACATTAGCTGCTGTTGCAGCTATAGTGGATGCGTTAGGGTTTGATGTTATATCCCATCGTTTGACATTTATAAGCACTGTCGAAATAGTGGTTGAAACGCCTGGTACTACCTACACATTGGAATTGGTAGAGCAACCCGCTGGTGGTTGGGCCGTAGTTACGCTGTCATCTTAATTAAGTTTTAGCTTGGGCTATGACTCTGCGTTGACGTAGCTGACTCATTCCTGGCAAAAATGATCCAAACTCACGAAAATAAGCAAATTCAGTTTGCTTCATGATAAAGGCATCCGCTATACCTGCCACGTATTGTGTACGCAATAATTGAATACCCTGGGTACGCTGTTGGCGGCGATCCTTGTTGGTGCTATAATCGCCCAACTGCATCACTCTAGCTTCTATTTTACGCAACTGCGGATCATGTTTGCCCCGTGATATAATATCAGCGGCCAGCAGCCAGTTACCATTTTTTACAGCATCAGCCAGATCATATACCCCTTCTTCAGCTTCTACAACACGCCATGTACCTGTGTTAATGTATAAACTAAACAGTGCGTCAAAGATTGATTCTGTTGCATGTGTAATAGGTAACTGTAACATTAGTCGTTTTTGTCTATTACGCATATCCCCAATCCATTCTGAGTATGCTTGGGCCTCAGTATATCCCTGAACATCATCGGGATCACCTATACCATACCCAATTGTATATTCTCCTGTTTTCGCGTCAAGTGTTTTAACAGCTGACCATGATAGTTGAGACAACATTAAGTCTGTCATCCGTTCTGTGACCGAGTTTGCTCCCAATGGTATGCGGAATGATACTGCATATGCATCTTGAACCTTAAATGTTTCCCATTGTATTCTGTATTGTGCTGCTACTATTTTTAACATTATGCATACCCTCCTGATCTGTGACGATTCATGGTGCTCACTGCGTAACCAGGCACAGAACTTCTAGTAAAATCGTTGCCCCATCCTGTGCGGCCACTTGTGCGGTTGTCAAAGTGCATGTTGCCACTGTCATATAGACCAATTCCTCTAAGTCCAATCTTGCTGGCCATGGCTATCATATTCAATCGTTCAGTCCGGGTGAATCCCACGCCGGAAACATCAACTGCGCGGCCTTGAAGGTGCATTGATCCCTTCGCACCACCAGCCTGTGAGTTTCGCTCTGCATTTCGTCCACCACTATTGATATATAATGGCTTACCAATTTGCCGCGCAAGTTCTTCCATCATAACAATTAAAGTTGGATTAAGTCGTGTGTCAATACCAGGGGCAAATTCCAAGTTTGAGTTACCTGGCAATACTACATTGGCATACAATCCTAATGCACCATCAGTATTATCATTTGGTACGCTTACTGAGTTATCACCTGCTTGTCCAGTTTGATCGTTACCAGTTGTGGAATCAGTTGCGGCACCATAATAATTGGAATCGTTTCCGCCAGTCTGCGCTGTCTGTGTGGCAATATCCAAGTGACCAGACCATGGTTCGTGCTCTGGTACCCGACCTGAAATACTTTCAGTAATGTTTGTATTACCAGCATGTTGTTTGATGCTAGGCGTGGCAGCGGCTGCGGCGGCTGGACCATTCATGTCGATTCGGCCAGCAGTTTCACGATAATTACCAGCTACCCTGATGTTACCATTTGCATCAGCTTGCAAATTCATATTGGCAGCACACTTCATATTAAAACTGCCACCAGATGCTTCCAGCTTTATTCCTTGGGCACCAAGTGCCTTCATGTTGATATCACGGCCAGCTTGTACATTAAAGTTGCCACCACAATGTAAATTAAAATCACCTTCGGTGTGATAATTGATACTGCCGCCTGAGTAAATATCCATGTCGCCATTGCGATTTAATTCAATCCATACGTTGCCTTCACGGTTGTTGATGTATGTGAGGCCATTGGTATCATCCATTAAAATTTGTGCGCCGCCTGCTGTGCGCATACGCATACGTAGGCCCGACCCATCCTCTACACTTCCGTCATCCATAACAAGGCTGTGGCCCACAGGGCTGGACATTCCGCCCACCCTTGAACTTGCATCACGATTTGGTGAGCTGGTGTTTTGTCCACGAATTAAGTCATTCTGTATGCCCTGTGTTACCAAGGCTTGGGCTTGTGGATGTGGGCTAGCTGTTGCTGTTGTACTATCGGCAATATTTGGTGTTTCTTGTGCAATCGTGGTTTCACCAGTGTTGGTTAATCCAGTTACACCTGCACCAGCAATGCCGTTGCTGCGTTCAATATCAGGCAGCACACCGATAATAATACCACTGTGGGTGTCGCCGCCAAAGGCAACCAAAACTTCATTGCCTTTGCTGGGAGGTGACCCAAAAGCACCATAAGTGCTTTGTCCTTCAGCGCCAGCCTCGCCACTGGGCTGAGTCGTTCCGCCACTGGGCAGCATTTGTCGGCACCACATTGCACCCACCCATTCATCACCATTGGAATTGACACCTGCAGTTGAACCATCAACATCAATTCTAGCAGTACCATAGAACTTCATAATTTGTACTCTGATTCTGCCCTTTTTACCTGGATCAGAATTATTAACCACTATTCCACGATATATGCCTGATGGAATTTTAATTCCGCCCTGCATGGTATTTTGGTTATAAGCATCGCGTACTCGTCTGCTCTGTGTGTCTGAACTTCTATCTTTTGCCATTGTTTAAATCCTGTGTTACTGCGGGCCGGTGCCGGTTGGTTGAAATGGTTGTGTGGATGGTATGTGTGGATTCTGGGTTGGTCGACTTTGTTCTGCTTGGGCGGCGGCGTCAACGCCTGCTTGGCGCTGTGTTGAATCAATGGCAGTGTTCACACCACTGTCATTATTTAATGCTGACTCAGCTGTGGGCGTGTTTGTTCCTAGATCACGTACAGCGTTGAGATACATGGTAAATTGACCACCAGTATATCGTGTAATTACGTCTACAACTGTATAAAATCCGCTGATTTCGTACTCGGTACTTGGTTGGCGTCTGCCATCAGAACCTTCAAATGGGTACGGCAACATACATTTGAGATAAAAACCATTACTGCCTTTTTCAAAATTTGCAAGATTATTACCACCTTGCAGGCCAGTGTCGTAAAAACTATTTGGTTTACCCAACCAGTATGGGTCACCTCTGATACCCAATTCTATTGACATTAAATCTGCAGAATTTTCAATATTGGTTATCAGTGATCCAAATTTTAAATGTCCGCCTGTGTTATCATTGTCACTACCTGATATATTTGTATCACTGATTACATCTTGTGCAAACCGCAAAGCCATGGCTACTTGACTTGACGACATGCCGGCCGCCTCTAATGCTGGATTTAGCCGGCTGGCTTCCACATTAAATTCAAGTTGCAACTGATTTAGCTGCAATTGCAAATTTCCAGCGCGGGTGCTGCTATTTCGTATCTGGTCGGCGGCTTGTGGGCCGTCGGAGCGAGCTGATCGCAGCGTTGCATTTTCAGCTTGCAAGTTTGTTTGTAATGATGCTATATTTGATCTTAATTCAACAAACCGGCTAATTAATCTTCCCACAGGAGTATCAGAGTCCAACGCCCCCACCGGCACTGCAACATTAGGATCACCAAGTTGTCCGCCACCATAAGGAGTTGTGTGATAATAAGCATGATCAATTTTAATGTCAAATTCCAATACTTCAGTATTAGCACCTGTGAAAATATAATCATATCGTTTTCGTAATAAATCATTGTCCATGAGTGCGCGAACCCTGCGGGATTGTATTCCTGCATCAGTTATACCAGATATGTATGATTCAGGGCTTAATATTTCGTCTGCAATAATATATGGTATGACCTGATATTCATTATGTCGTGTATAATCGCCACGCAACCAGTCGTATGCTCCGTATGTAACATTGGATATCACCTTATGAAATACTGGCAATTCGGCCAAACTACTGCTTACTTCTTGGTCTGGTTGATTTCTTGCATATGCCCGACCAGATGCACTGTTTAACACAATCTGTTTATATTCAGCAGTTTGACTTAATATAATGTTGACAACGTCAGTTAAATTTGAACCGTTGCTAATTGTAACTTGTAGCTTGGCTTCCGCACCCACACCCGCAGAAATAATATTCACATTAGTTGCTGTTATTTCTTCATTCAGAGCTTGAAACTGCCATTGTTTCCAGTCACTGATACTGTCATTAAACGATATATCAAATGTATCTGCATGAATTTGATCCACAGAATACACAATTGCATCAGCGGCGGCTTGATTGGCCGCTTGGTTAAATAACTCAAAAAATTCGCCGACAGTAGCAGCCACAATGGTAATTTGTGTTTTAATCACGTTGTTGAGGTAACTGTATGCACTTGTTGAGTTTTCAATAGCTGTAATATTATAATTAGTGCCACCTTCGTCAACTTTGAATTGAAAGTCAACAATTTTAACTGGATAATAAAACACCTGTGGGTGCTTGTGTGCTAGTCCATCTTGCTTGCGCCCGTTGAACTCAATCACCAAGATATAAACTGCCTGCTTGTGATCGACAATTCCCATTGCTGCGGCTGACCGGCGAATGGTATCTAACAAAGTCACTCCATTTGCTTCTGCCACAGACATTGTAAATCTGTTAGCAAAAGTATTACGTACTCTATTATGACCAACCACATACTGTTGCTCAAGATTATTGATATTATAGTCAGCTTTTCCAGCATTATCTATAATTAATCTTGAGCGACCAGGTGTGTTGATATTACGTTCCATATCTGATGTATTTTCAGGTAATATCATATACAATTTAATATTGTATGTGTATGTTTCATATACATTGAGTGCATTGGGTAAGTATGTCATTAAATTCCTGCGATAAAGTTTCTGTTGGGTAGTAGTATGGTTAATCCTGTGACGAAGTCGTTAATTGGGTCTAATATTTCATTTTTGTTGTATAAAGCAAATACCCACCAATATGCAGCTTCGCCGTAAAGGTCGTATGCCAATAAATCTGGACGTTTGTGATATTTCTGGGTAAGTGTGAATTCAGTGGTTGCAGTATAATTTGGTACAAATGGTGGGGTGTACAATGCTGTATATCCATTTACAACTGGTGTTGCACTTAGGTGGCTGGTTTTTTTGTATGCCATTATAAAAATCCTCGTTTGTAACCTGCGCCAGCAGCGAACTCACCAAGGTTGAAACTGTTTTGTGTGACAGCACTGTATTGTGGCATCAGTCCAATACTTATGTTCATTATGGAAGGTATTTGCACTGCTTCGCCGTTGACTTCAACTTCAACATAGTCTACTCCATCTTCATAGTTAAAAGCAAAGTCGCCAATCAACACCGGTACCCGTTGAAAATTGTATGTGCCATAGGCGCTGAACTCGCACACAGGTGGCGGTGTGCCTGCATCAGCATCGCCTACACCAAAATTCATTTTAGTCATTACACGCAAAAAATGCATTACACCAATTGTGTATGCGGCTTCAGCTGGAGTTTGGCTGGCAAATATTCCTGTAATTTGTATGTTTGGATTGCGAGTACGGCCATATGCATTTTGTTGGTAGTTGGTGTGTACCAGATCATATTGACTATATTCAACTTGGTGGGCAACAGCAATGTTGGGAGTAAACGGAAATATGATACCGTTGGTTGTACGCAAAGGTGCACCTGGCCCTTCAAATGGCACCGTGTAGTTGGGGGCTGGGCCGCCAAAGTTGCGGGCGGTGCCACGTAGGCTGCTTCTGGGTGATAATCTTGCTCTTAGGTCGCTGCGATTTGCCATTTTATTTCCCGATAAATACCAGTGTTATATGCCCATATAATAAATTATGTCATACACTGTACTGGTATTTATCAGCAGAAAATAGTGTTTGACATCAAAGGGTTAAAGTATTATAATAGTACAGAACAGGAAACTATAATGGCTAGAAAAAAATCAACGAAATATCTAAATAACAAAGACATGCTGCGTGAGATCCATTCCAGCAAGCTGAGTTTTTGCTATGCTTTGGACGACAAGTTTATGAGCTTTGATCTCATCGTGGAAACACCAGATGATATTACAGATGCTAATATACAGCAAGCCAAAGAAAATAAAGCACACAAGCTTTCCGGCAAAGGATACGAAACCGGAATCAATCATTGGGATGCCACAGACGGCAATCGCAACACCAAGCCTAAACAGGCTGAATTCAAAGTTGCTGCTACCAGCATTGATACAGATGATGTTGTGATTAGAGTTATGACATATGATCATATTCCAGAGGCCCCAGGCCGTAAGAAAAATCCCAAAACAGTAGCAGACTATCATGAACGTCTTAACTTCCCCCCATTCAAGCATTATGCTCGTGTGGATGGTGAATGGCAAGAGGTTCTCCGTTCACATTGGCAAGACGGCTTTGCAAACGGTTCATTCCGTTTGGACCATGGTGGGCTTACACCTGAACTGGCAAGGATGATGATGAAGCTGGTGGAACGTTACGCTATGCGCGGCAACTGGCGTGGTTACAGCTATCGTGATGAGATGGAATCAGCAGCATTGTTGCAGCTCAGTGAAGTTGGCCTCAAGTTCAACGAAGCCCGTAGCGACAACCCGTTTGCATATTACACGCAAATTTTACAGAATTCATTCACCCGTGTGTTGAACTTGGAAAAGCGCAACCAACACATTCGTGATGATATTTTGGAAGACAGCGGATACATGCCCAGCTTCAACCGTCAAATGGATGACGAAGTTGCCCAGCAACGTGCTAGGGAAGACGATATTGAAAAGGGCCAGCAAGAGCTAAAAGACCGAGGATACAATATCCTTTGACTTCAGCAGCTTATAGTGTTATCATCATGGGAAATAAGGTAATAAATGACAGAAAATCTTTTCAAACATGCCGCAGTGTTTACCGATCTGCACTTTGGCATGAAGAACAACTCCAGAATCCATAACATTGACTGTGAAGAATTTGTTATTTGGTTCATCGAAGAGGCCAAGGCCCGTGGATGTGAAACATGCATCTTCAGTGGTGACTGGCATCATAACAGAGCCAGTGTTAATGTGTCAACACTTAATTATTCAGTCAGCAACTTAAAAAAGCTGAGTGATGCATTTGAGCAAGTTTACTTTGTCGTTGGCAACCATGATTTGTTCTACAGAGAAAAGCGCGAAATCAACTCATTCCCATATGCAGAGCTGTTTGGCAATGTACACATCATCAATGATGAAATTACCGAAATTGGCGACGTTGCACTTGTGCCGTGGCTGATTGGTGATGAGTGGAAGCAGATGAAGAAGCTCA